GTAAATTTAGATAAAGTTTCGCATCTCATTAAAGATCTCAAATTTGAGGGAAATGATGTGATGGGAAAAGCTCAAATATTGGAAACTCCAATGGGAAACATAGTTAAAGGGTTACTCGAAGGTGGTGTTCAATTGGGCGTTTCGACTCGTGGTATGGGAAGTTTAGAGCGGCGTAATAACGCAATGTATGTAAAAGACGATTTTATGCTTAATGCTATTGATATAGTACAAGATCCATCTGCACCTGGAGCATTTGTTAATGGGATTATGGAAGGTGTTGAATGGGTTTGGCATAACGGGATTATAGAAGCTCGAACAATTGAAAAAATGGAGACTGAAATTAAAAAAGCGCATCGCGCTGATCTTTACGAGACTCAAGTTCGTGAGTTTAAAAATTTCCTCTCGTTACTCAAAAATAAAAATTAGGGAGTCAAATATGACAGAAGAAATCCAAGATGATGTCATTGGCGATCTCTACGAAGAGGAAAATGTAGAGGAAGCTAAGGGGCATGATCCTAAAAATGCAGAAGTAAATGCAGTGGCAGCGACAGATAAAGCTGCTGATGCAACTAAAGCTGCACCAAAACGTAAAGGCGATAAGGACAAAAAAGATCCTATGATGGCCGCACCTGGTAAAGCAAAAGATGCTGGTGCTCAACCAACTGAGGCATATAATATGCCAAAGACCAAATCTGCTATGATGAATGGCATGTATCAAAAAATGTCAAAAATGAGAAAAGAAGAATTAGCAGACACTTATGCTAAATTAATGGCTGAAGATACTGAAGAAGTAGAAACAGTTATTAGTGCAAAAAGTGATGTTAATGTCGAAGTAGATTGGTCAAATGATCTTAATGCTCTTGTTAACTCAGAAGCAACTTTATCTGAAGAATTTAAGGGTAAAGCACAAACAATTTTTGAAGCTGCAATTAATTCAAAAGTGGCTGCAGAAATTGATCGCCTTGAAGAAAAATATAATGAAGAATTGGAATCTGACATTTCTGAAACTAAGGAAGAACTTGTAAATAAGGTGGATTCATATCTTAATTACGTAGTTGAAAATTGGATGGAAGAAAATAAGGTTGCAGTTCAAACTGGTCTCCGTACAGAAATTGCTGAGAAATTTATGAATAATCTAAAAGATTTATTCACAGAGTCTTACATTGAAGTACCTGAGTCTAAAGTCGACCTAGTTGACGATCTTGCTGAAGAAGTCAAAGAGTTAGAAGATACTCTTAACGATCAAACAGCAAAAACCATCGCTATGCAAGAGGAACTCGAAGGTTATCAAAGGGAAGCGGTTATCCGTGAAGCTTCAAATGATCTAGCAGAAACTCAAATTGAAAAACTAAAATCTTTAACAGATAGTATTGATTTTGATGATAAGAAATCATTTTCAGAAAAAGTTAATACTGTTAAAGAATCCTATTTTAAGAAGAAGGCAGTTAAAAGTGAACTTGATAACTTAGAAGAAGATACAGCAGAAGATAATACTGTTGAAACTTCTGGTTCAATGTCACAATATCTGTCAGCTCTTAAATCACAAATCAAAACTTAAAGGGAGTCTTAGGACATGCAAACAAATACTGTATCCTACGATAAGTTGATCGAAAAATGGGCCCCAGTACTCAATGAGGAATCTGCTGGCACAATACAAGATCATCACAGAAAAGCTGTTACAGCTGCTGTTCTTGAAAATCAAGAAATAGCTCTAAAAGAGCAGGGAATGTTAACTGAAGCTGCACCGACTAATGCTACTGGCGGTAATGTTGATAACTGGAACCCGGTTCTAATCGCACTTGTAAGACGCGCAATGCCAAATCTAATGGCATACGATCTTTGTGGTGTACAACCAATGACTGGTCCAACTGGGCTTATCTTTGCTATGAAATCAACCTACAGAGATCCACAAGGTCTTAGAATTGCTGGTGAAACTGATGGAAATGAAGCTTTATTTAGCGAAGCTAATACTTTCTTCTCAGGTGATTCATCTGCAACTGGTAATGGTTCTGCTGGTCCATCAGGATTATTTGGTATAACTGATACTGATACTGATAACACTATCTCAGACGAAACTACTACTGTGGCACGTGGTACTGGTTACTCAACAGCTAATGCTGAAGCATTAGGTGATGGTGTCGCACCAAATGCTCATTTCCCAGAAATGGGTTTTACAATTGAAAGAGCAACAGTTACTGCTCGATCAAGAGCATTAAAAGCTGAATACAGCTTAGAATTAGCACAGGACTTGAAAGCAATTCATGGTCTTGACGCTGAAACTGAGTTGGCTAATATTCTGTCAACTGAAATTTTAGCAGAAATTAATAGAGAAGTAATTAGAACTATTAATGGTCAAGCTAAAATTGGTGCACTTCAAACAGGAATTACCACAACAGGTATTTTTGATTTGAAATCAGATGCTGACGGAAGATGGTCAGTTGAAAAGTACAAGGGCCTAGTCTTTCAAATTGAAAGAGAAGCAAATGTAATCGCAAAAGAAACAAGACGTGGTAAGGGTAACTTCCTAATCTGTTCTTCTGACGTAGCTTCTGCTCTTAATGCAGCAAATATGTTACATTACCCAACAGGTATGTCAGCTAACTTACAAGTTGACGATACAGGTAATACTTTTGCTGGTACTCTAAACGGAAATATGAAAGTTTACATTGACCCATATGCGGTTGCAAACTATGTAAACGTAGGTTATAAGGGTACAAATCCTTATGATGCTGGTATTTTCTACTGTCCATACGTACCATTAACAATGGTTCGTGCAGTGGGTGAAAACACATTCCAACCAAAAATAGGTTTCAAAACCAGATACGGAATGCAGGTAAACCCATTTGTAACAAGTACAGCACAAGATGGACTTCATTCAAGTACATTTAGAGCAAATCAGTACTACAGAATTTTTAGAGTTGACAAGATATTAGATCAATAATATAAATTCTAATTAATAACTTT